GCACAAAGACGGATTATTTGTGTCCTTACGAAAACATCTAGACGAACGACCATGGGTACTCGATTCAAACATAATTCTTATAGAGAAGCAACCTGATAGAAATAAGAAAATGAAAATGGTAGAGAACTTTTTACATGCATACTTTGTTATAAAATCACCGAATTCAGAAACAATAATTTATGATGCAAAATTTAAGATTCCCGATGTGTGTGGTCCGGGTAAAGCACAGTATCTAAAACGAAAAAAAGTATCCATCGAGCGGTGTGAAGCCTTTTTAAATAGCAATCCCGTGAATTCACATTGGCTTCCTATATTCAAAGAATCCAAAAAGAAAGATGACCTCGCGGATACGGTGATGCAAGCCATTAGTTTCACGAAACGTGTGGAACCACTCAAGAAAACCGTAAAAAATAAAAAACTTGTGGCTAGAAAACCAAACCAAAACCAAAAAGAAACGCGTTATTCTAAATCAAATCTCGCGTGGATTTACCTTAACAAACCCGAGTGTGAGTGTCTCGATAAAAACAAGAGATTTATGAAAGATTTAAAAAGGTATTATAAAAGTATAGAGGAGCTCGCGGAAGAATGCAAAACCTCGTAGAAAAATATAAACGTGAGATGGACCGATACAAAAAAATATCTTTAATGATTAATGCTCAGGTATGCAGCGACATTCACCGAGCTCCCACGTGTAATTCGAATGTTACACAGGCGAGGCGAGAAAGTCATAGTTGACTATGCAAAAGAAAATTGTAGATTATCCGATGCGTTTCACATTACAGAGACGACTAAAGAAATCATCACAGCACTCCCCGTCGGATCCATGTCAGCCATAAAACTCACAAGTTTTGGATCGAGAGAATCGAAGATAGATGCAAGAGATTGCGCACATAATATCATAAAACATGCGAAGACGTGTGGTGTTAAGGTATGCATAGACGCCGAAGATGTGTTGTACCCAGACATATGTTATGACATGATGGGAGAACACAATACAAAAGACGATGTACATGTGTATAAAACGTATCAGATGTATAGACGCGACGCCATGGAAGAACTCTTACACGATATAGAAGGAGCACACAGTGATTCATTTAAACTCGGTGTGAAACTCGTGAGAGGTGCATACTTGAGAAACCAAAAAGGTTTATTTGATACCAAAGCTGACGTTGACAACGAATACAAAAAAGCCATGACATATACGCTCGCGTGTCCACATACACACACTATTTTAGCGACACATAACGCGCCATCACTCCGATACGCGACAAAATTTGACAAAGACCGATACGTCACAGCGCAATTGTTAGGAATGGGTAAAAAAACAGGTGTAGAGTATAGATATGTACCGGTAGGTAATCTATATGAACTCACACCTTATTTAATAAGGCGCCTCAAAGAAAGGATGTCATGGGATTAAAAAGTTTAAGGATTTAAAGTGTTTAAACCATATATGTCATTTAAGCTACTAGAGGAATGTCTGGAATCGCATACTGTGTCTGCGATAGCCAAGAAACTAAATATAGTGTCCGGTACGGTAAATAGATGGATTCTGTTAAAAGATGTTCCATCCAATTATGAATTTGATTTACTCAAAATACTCGGTAAGAATATAGATTACAGTGAGTATACACATAAATCGAAGGATCAATTTTTTACTCCACAAGGCATGGCAAAAAAATGCATAGATACATTCTTCCGCGTCACGGGTGTAAACCCGGATGAATACACGTTCATAGAACCATCCGCGGGAGACGGGAGTTTTTTCAATGCATTGTCGCATAAAAAGATAGGTATAGACATAGAACCAAGATGTGATGGTGTATCCAAATTAGATTTCCTAGGTTGGACTCCACCAGATACATCTTTGAAGTATGTGGTCATTGGAAATCCACCGTTTGGATTAAGGGGGCACATGGCACTGAATTTCATAAATCACTCACATGCGTTTGCGGATTACGTAGCTTTCATATTACCACAGTTATTTGAAAGTGATGGTAGGGGGTCACCTAGAAAACGAGTACAAGGGTATAACCTCATTCATAGCGAAAAATTGAGTGGGATGTTTCACATGCCTAATGGAAATGAAACTAAAATAAACGGTGTTTTTCAAGTGTGGTCTAACACACAAACAATGA